GAAGCAGACCCAAAACTAAAAGAAATATACGCAGCGATTGTAAAGGAATACACAATCAAATATGTAGCATAGGAAGGAGTAATTATATGGAAGAATTGAAATCTTGCCCATTTTGTGGAGGTAATCCAGAAGTAATTGGTGGTGAAGAAAATTGGAAGCCAACATTTTACGATCCTGATAGTGGTGGTGACCCATACCATATCCAATGTACTAAATGTGGTTGTAGTGGTGGATTCCACTACGAATATAAAGATGCTGAGGAAGAATGGAACAATAGGAGTGATACGCCATGAAAAAGTACGCCGAGATTCACTCGGAGAAACAAATCGTACAAGCCTACAGAGAAGGAATGACTATTACGTGGTTAACACAATCATTGTATTACCAAAGAAAAACTAGCGATAAAGAAACAACTCTTAAACAGTGCAAGACAGACGTGGAACATGCAATTTTAGATTATCTATTAAGTCTTTAAAAGGAGTGATACACCATGCTAAAAGGTATTGATTGCCCATGCTGCATAGGTTGTACAAAAAGCGTAATCAATTGTCAATGCGGATTAGAACGCGATAAATTTCACGGTGATGCAGTATTACATATCAGCAACTATTGTAACAAGAATTATACTCAATGCAAGCAGTATCAAATTGTTAGGAGGTGGATGAATCGTGTCAGCAAAAACGTCAGCATTTGTCAAATAATCAGTTAAACACATGTCAGCATTTCTACATAAAAAGCAATTTGAAATTAAGCCAGTTAGCAAGACGTTTAACGAGGTTGACGATTACGAACGGCATGTATGTAGAAACGGTTGGAAGCAAGTTTACAGGGTTGGGGAGAAAAGGAGGGATAGGGTTTGACTTATTTAGAGAAGGCAAGGGAGTTAGAACCTGGATTTTCAGACAGGCAAATAGTTTATACTGATTGTCCATGTTATATGAGACTAGAAAAAGAATCAAATTGCAAATTAGTTGATAGCGACTGTGTTAAATGTTGGAATCGTGAAATAAAAAATAAAATCGAGGAGGAAACAAAATTATGAGAGCAACAGGCATAGTACGCAAGGCAGATATTTTAAACAGGATTGTAATACCAAAAGAAATTTGCAGGACTAACGGGATAACAGACGGTACACCAATGGAGATTTTTACCTATGGAGATAATATTATTTTAAGAAAGTATACCCCTGGTTGTATCTTTTGCGACAGTTTAACAGATGTGGCAGAGTTCAAAGGTAAACATGTTTGCGCTGAATGCAGAAAGGGCTAATAAATGGATGATTATTACTTCCTAGCATTTGTGTTTTTAGCAGGAGCGGCAGTTGGAATAATTGGTCTCAGTTTGATTGAATGGGTTACTGATAACTACAGCCCTAAGAAAAAAGTAAGCAATAAAGTAAAAGCCGTACAGCCTCAAGTTGAAGTGTACGGCAAGAACTACAAGAAAATAAACAATGCAAGTAAATTTGATAGGGTGGGGTGAATATGAAAGCGATAATTGAAACATTTGAAATGAAACGGATTATAAGGGCTACTAAAAGCTTTATATCTAAAAATGACGAAAGACCGCAGTTACAATGGATTCGTTTGGACTTTGACAAAGAAACAAACAAAATGAAAGCATCAGCATTAGACGGATTTATGTTGTCAATTGAATTTGCACCATTATTACAGATTGACGAAAGCTTTTCGGCTTACATAAAGCCATATTTACCAGTTGGAGCAAAAGCAGATTATATTGAAATATCTTTAGAAAATGAGTTCTGTAACATTGTTGTTGGAGATCGCTCAGTTGGATATAAACAACCTCAGATTAAATGGTTAGATACTGACAAAATAGTTTCTGACTTAGAAACGAAAGAAGTTGTATCAAAGATATTTATTGATAACGAAAAGCTTGCCTCTGCTTTGAAAAGCATTGATATCAGATGCATGAATAACCCTTGCATAATTGAGTACAGAGGAGAAAACACACCAATATTATTAAAATTTGAGGATAGTGTTCGAATATTACAAGTAATGAGAAACAAATAAAAAAAGTACCTTTCCAGAGGTACTAAACAAAACAATCTAAACAAAATATATCACGAGAGGGTGGAAATGTAAAGATGGATACTAAAATCAATTTGTGTGACACCTGCAAACGTAATGTTCCAACTTGCTTTACTGAAATGGAGATTAAAGACACTACATTTGGAGATGGACTTGGAAACGATAATGTGATTGCTTGCAAACTTTATAAAACCAATTTGATAAAAGAAAGTGAGGTCAACAATGAGTGAGCCGATTGTAAAACTAGACGAACCTAAGAAAAACTTTGATTGGCAGGACGTACAGGACTTGATGGACGAAGTTGGTAGACACATAGACGGACTTAAGAAAACCATCATGGAACTAGAAGAAGGCAATCAAGGCTGGATTTTACTAGATGAATTGCGTCGTAAAGAAATTCGAGAGTTAAAGAAACGTATTGAATTTTTAGAGGGTGCCTAAATGCAACTACATGATACTCTAGGCAATCCAGTACCAATCAAATGTACTACTACAAATTGCATTAGATTTGATAGATGCAAATTGAAATATCGGCAAAATATGTGTGAATTTAAAATTGAAAAGGAGATAGAAAAATGAGATCAGTTAAAATTGTAATCAAAAATTTGTTTGGAATAAAAGAAAAGCAATTAAACGGTAAGAGCGTAGAAATAACAGGTACTAACGGTTCGGGAAAATCCAGCATTATTGATGCGATTAGGTACGCATTAACCAATAATAGCAATCGTGATTATATAGTTCGTAGCGGCGAAACAGAGGGTGAAATATTAATTGAAACCGATACAGGACTAAGCATTGACCGTAAGAAACGCACGACACAGGCCGACTACAAGAGTATTAAGGAGAATGGAAAAGATGTTGCTAAACCCGAAAGTTTCTTGTCGCAAATATTCACGCCAATGCAGCTAAACCCGGTTGAATTTACTCATATGAGCAGACAGGAACAAAACAGAATCATTCTTGACTTAATCGTATTTGATTGGGATTTGAACACTATTAAAGAGTGGTTTGGCGAGATTCCACAAGGCATTGACTACCAGCAGAACATATTGCAAGTACTGAACGATATTCAAGCCGAAAAAGGACAGTACTTTCAAGACAGGCAGGATTTAAACCGAGATATTCGAACTAAAAAGGCTTTTATCGAGGACATAGCCAAAGATATTCCAGCTAACTATGATGCTAAAAAATGGGATAGTTACGATCTAGGAACAAAGTACAAGGAACTTCAAACTATTACCACTAGCAACAGCGAAATTCAGAGAGCAAAAGTATTTAAGGACAGTTACGACAATAAGGTTCGAGGATATGAAGCTGAAAAGGAAATTTCAATATCTTCTGAGGAAAAAGCAATTGCATCTGAAAAAGAAGGATTAACCAAAAATATTGAGAGAATGAAAGCCGAGATCATAGCGGCTGAGGATAAGCTAAAAGGATTAGCAAGTAAGTTAGAGGATAAGAAAAAAATAGCAATTTCCGAGTATGAAACAAAGGTTGCAAAGTTAGATGGTGATGTTCAAACCGCTAACAAATATGCTGGCAAAGTTCCAACCGATACAACCGAGTTGAATGATGAAATTAATACGGCCGAAACCATGAAGAAACATTTGAACGAATACAACCGCATGGTTAATATGCAATCCGAAATGGACACGTTAACCACCAAATCCGAGGAATTGACAAGGAAAATAGAGTTGGCAAGGGAATTACCTTCACAGATATTAAAGACAGCCACAATACCAGTTAAGGGGCTTACGGTTGAAAATGGTATTCCACTAATAAATGGACTTCCAATATCGAACTTGTCAGAAGGTGAACAACTTGACTTATGTGTAGATGTAGCAATATCTAAGCCTAATGCATTACAAATTATTTTAATAGATGGTGCTGAAAAGTTGGCAGATGATAACCGCTTGAAATTGTACACTAAGTGCAAAGAGAAAGGATTACAGTTTATTGCGACACGTACCACTAATGACAGTGAATTGGAGGTAACTGAGTTATGAGCAATATAACTCATGGAGCATATGGAACTTCAATTTATAGAATTTGGAGAGGGATTAGGGATAGATGTTCTAATCCCAATCTACCCGATTATCAGTATTATGGTATCAGAGGAATAAAGGTTTGTGATGAATGGCAAAACAGCTTTGAAGCGTTTCGAAACTGGGCAATAGTTAATGGATACAAGCAAGGGCTTACTATCGATAGAAAAAATAATGATGGCAATTACGAACCTTCAAATTGTAAATGGACTGATATGAAATCTCAAAGCAATAACAAAAGGTCAACTATATACATTGAAATTGATGGTATTACAAAACCAAAGGCTGAATGGTGTGAAATATATAAAATAAATCCAGTTACAGTAGAAGCTAGAATATTAAGAGGTTGGAGTAAAGATGATGCTGTAATGATTCCTACAAATAAAAATATGAGGAGGAACAGAAATGTCACAGACACATTGGAAACGTTTGCATAACCCCGACTATTTAGGGGCTTACTCACTTGAACCCGGTAAAGATATGATTCTCACAATTAAAACTGTAAAAAATGAAATGGTTCAAAATCCGGACGGCAAAAAAGAAGAATGTATGATTGCGATTTTTGTTGAACCTCAAAAACCCATGATAATAAATGCAACCAACGCCAAAGTAATCGAAAAGCTTTATAAGACTCCATATATAGAGGAGTGGTCGGGGAAAAAAATTCAATTGTTTGTAGATAAAATTAAAGCGTTTGGTGATGTAGTCGAAGCGCTGCGGATTAGACCGAAAATACCAACCTCACAAGAGGCTGTACCAACCATCTGTGCTGATTGCAAATTAACAATAAATGGTGTTGAGGGAAGAACAGCGGAACAGATAGCAAAGCACACTTATACTAAATATGGTCGGTCACTTTGCCCGATATGTGCAACCAAGGCCAATGAAGCTGGAAAGGTGGAAAATTAAATGTTAACAGCAGAGAATTATTTTAGTCAAGAGAATAATATGAAATACATGGGCAGTTCTCAATTCAAGTCATTTATGAACTGTGAAGCAATGGCACTTGCAGAGATTAAGGGCGAGTTTGAGCGAGAGAAAACAGCCGCATTGTTAGTTGGAAGTTATGTTGATTCGCATTACGAGGGAACGTTAGACATATTCAAAGCAAAAAATCCAGCCATATTTACTCAAAAAGGTGAGTTGAAGTCCGAGTATAGGCAAGCTGAGTACATAATTCAAAGATTAGAACGTGATGAATTATTTCAACAGTTTATGAGTGGAGAAAAGCAAGTTATTAAGACAGGTGAGATATTTGGAGTACCATTCAAAATTAAAATGGATAGTTACCACACAGGTAATAAAATTGTTGATTTAAAAGTTATGAGAGATTTCCAACCGATTTGGAAAGATGGATTGCAATTATCATTCGTTGAAGCATGGGGTTATGATATTCAAGCTGCTATATACCAGTTTGTAGAAGGAGATAGCTTACCGTTTTATATTGCCGGTGCTACCAAAGAGAAAGAACCCGACTTAGCCATTATAGCTATTCCGCAGAACAGATTGGATTATTGTTTAGAGATTGTTACGGATAACGTAAAACGGTTTGATGATATTAAAAAAGGATTGATTGAGCCGACACGGTGTGAACATTGCGATTATTGCAAATCAACCAAGATACTCACTGAAATACTGGACTATACAAGCCTATGAAAGCGGTAATTTTGGTCGATACGAGAGAAAAAGTTAATCAACATATACTTACTAGGCTTGATGAATTAAATATCTCGTATCGGCTCAAAAAGCTCAATTACGGTGATTACAGTTTTGAGCGGAATGGTGTCAGCTATGAAAATAAAATTGTAATCGAGCGCAAAGGTTCTCTTGATGAAATAATCGGAAATTTTACAGTCGGTCGTGAACGCTTTAAAAGGGAATTTGAGAGGTCAAAAGGTTGCAAGGTAATCTTAATGGTCGAAGCTACACAAAGTCAGTTAGAACGGCACGAGTACCGTAGCAGAATGTCACCAAAGGATTTGAAAGGTTTCTTAGCAACCTGGTCAAATAAGTTTCAACTTGAATTGAAGTTTGTTGATAAATCTGAATCGTGTGATTTAATGCTAGAACAGTTTAAAAAATTTATTAAGGATGGAGTGAAACAGAATGAATAAAGTAATTTTAATGGGCCGCTTAACTAAAGATGTTGAGCTGAAATATACAAGCGGCAACAACACGGCGGTAGCAACATTTACTTTAGCAGTAAACCGTAAAATGGCAAAAGAAGGACAGCCACAAGCAGACTTTATTAATTGCCAAGCATGGGCTAAAACGGCTGAATTTATAGCTAAATATTTTGCAAAAGGCCAGCAGGTCGCAATTGTTGGACGTATGCAAACCCGTACATGGGATGATAACGACGGTAAAAAACATTATGTGACTGAGGTTGTAGTGGACGAAAACTATTTCGCTGATAGTAAAAAGAGTGGGAACGATCAGCACAGTGATGGTTACGAACCACCGGCACAGCATGATTTTAGTGTCCCAGCCACAGACGATGATTTGGAGGATGAAAAACCGTTACCGTTCTAGTTGAAACACATTAATATGGGGCGTTCCAATTCGCCCCGAAGGAGGACTTATGATTAATAAATTTAGAGGTAAAAGAATAGATAATGGCGAGTGGGTTTATGGGTATCTTGTTAAACAATTTGGAGTATTCAAAATCTATGATGATAGCAAAGAGGACTTTGGAGATTGGATACATGAAGTTATTCCCGAAACAGTAGGACAATTCACAGGCCTTACGGATAGATTTGGTTTTGATATTTATAAAGGTGACTTGCTACAAGTTTGGCGTAGCGTTGGTGCTAAAGGACAGTTAAGAGGTAAACATATTTACCCATTACCAGTTGAATATTGTACCGATTGGGCGAGTTTTGTGGTAGTAGATAAGTCGAATAAAATCCAATACATAATCAATCAACAGTTCGGAGCGTATGAGATTGTCGGAAATATCCTCGAGGTAACCCCATGAAAACAATAATAATCCTATCAACACTAGTCTTTATATTCCTGCTAACATTCGCACTAGTCAAATCAGCACAATACATATCTAAAAAGTTTGCAGTTAAGTGGAGAGAGTTAGAAGAATGGTTTAGGAGGGATGAAGATGTTAAGTAAAGATGAAATAACAAAAATCAAACTAGCTTGTGAATCTGGTAGCTGTATTAATTGCCCATTGTTTTTAAATAATTGCACC